ATGCCAGCGCCTCTGTATGGTGCGGATGACCCACGCCGCTGTTCCGGCAATTCCGTATCGGAGGTGCTGGATAAATTCAGGAAAAACTACGACCGGATAATGTCGCTACCGCAGGAAACGAAAGAGGAAAAGGAATTTCGCCACTGTATATGGCTTGCAGAGAAAGAAGAACGCGAGCGAATTTACCAGACATCAATCCGACCATTCCGCAAAGCCACATATACCCACTTCCCTGAAATTGACCCGCGCCTGCGTAATTACCGCTCACGCTATGGCGCTATCAGTAATGACTGAGGAATTTACCATGAGAGGACTTGCATACAATCCCGGCATTCTTCCGGCAGAAATGATTATTCGCCAACGCGTAAAGCCAATGCCATCGAGAGAGGAATTGCTTAAGAGAAATTCTTTTCCATCAGTGAATCAAAACAAATATCTGAATGCGATGTGGCGGAGTGGGAAAAAATGAAACAAATGTCACTAATTGAGATGGATGGATTTCTGAAAGGTAAATGCATCCCAAGTGATTTAAAGGTTAACGAAACAAACGCTGAATATCTGGTGCGTAAGTTCGGTGAACTTGAATCAAAACTAGAAACGGCGTTGCGGGAGTGCCGTTCTGCTGGAATCACGATTGATAACCTTGAGGCCAAGTGCGCGGCGCTGGCGGCGGAGAATGCGGGAATAAAGTCTGCAATTCCAGAATCACGGGATATTGAGGATGACAATGACAATATGGATGACGTATCTCTCGCGGAAGACTTCGGGTTCAATCATGCAATAGAACGGATGAGGAGACAGATACCTGAAACGCCAGCCACCGACGCTTTTCTGGCTGAAGTACGTGCGCAGGGTGTGGAGATGATGCGAGAACATCCATCAATCAAACTTTGCTCTTTGACGCACATATGTGACGAGTTAGCCGACCAGCTTCGCAAGGGAGTGCAGTCATGAGCATTCTGGGCATTCTAAACACCGGACTCGCCCTGATGGGGTGGTTATTCATCATGTTCAAAACGGGACAGTGGTTTATCTCCGTTGCGCTAAAGCAATGGGACAAACGCAGAAGGCTGTCTCGTAGACAAAAAGCAGTAAATGAATTTTACGATGCGTTTGACCTGTCCAGCATCGAACCAGGAACAACCGTGCGCCTTGCAACCAAAGGCGATCTGACAATCATGATGTTTCGCCAGGAGGCTGACCAATGAGCAAGATTGACTATCAGGCACTGCGTGAAAAGGCAGAGAAAGCAACGTGTGGTGTGTGGTCGCTCGAATATGGAGAGAGCCGATTTAATTGTGATGATGCGCTAATTCATCGTGACGTTGTTGGATATCTTCCCATTTGCAGAATTGAAGGAGCGCATCCAGAAAGCGGTTTCGATGAAGATTTCCAAATGGAACAGCAGGCCAATGCTGAATTCATCGCCGCAGCCAATCCGGCTACCGTCTTGGCGCTGCTTGGCGAGCTGGAAGCAGCAAAAAAGCGCATAGCAGAACTGGAAGCCGAACCTGTAAGCCAAACTTGCAAGTTGAACGAGCCATCGGGCAACTCTCCGGTAACTCCGGATGGTTGGGTTATAGTGCCGAAGAAACTAACCGCTGAGAACGGCGCTAAGGGTGTGCTATCCGGTGAATTTTCAGAAACTACGTTTATAAGCTGCCCGGAATGCTTTGGTGATGATGATTGCGAAACTTGTGACGGCAGCGGGAGAATCGAAATCAAGGTTCCAGTCAGTTGGACAACTATCAAAACTATTTGGGCTAAAGGGTGTGAGTACTTTTCAATAGTAGCACCGCAGCAAGATGGGTGATGAAAACAAGTATTTATAACTTAAAAGCATTAAAAAATCGCTTATAGATCAAAAGAAATCTACGTCAAATATTACTATATTTCAATGTGTTATAATTACCCCGTACATAAAATGGGGGGACACAAAATGTTCAAACGCTGCATCACCAAGTGTGGAAGCACACCTGACATCCAAGCTTTTATTAATGAAGATGGTAAGCTTGTTGTTGAGAGGAGTGGTCCTTTTATTAGCAAACAACTTATCATTACCTCTCCAGCGGAGATGGCCGGGGAATGGATAGTTTCTGAACCAGAGGAGTTGCACATCCCGCTTCCTTATGGCCCTCAGGGACTGATTTATAACCGTTATGTTCAGAAGGAGGCGGGTTGACAATGTCAGGCATAACATCGCCGAGAAATCGAAAGAAAAACAGAACAAGGTAAACGTTGACCTTGCAGCATCAGGCATGGAGTACAGAGAGCGCCTTAACATACCTGTTATCACTGAGCAGGTATCATGAGAGCAACCTGAGCACTCACGCGAGTATTTCATGGAGCGCATCAGATACTATCGCGAGCAGTCGTTAAACATGCCCAAGGGAAGCAACCCATGGTATATCGATATGGATGAACAGAACGCCAAGAAGTAAACGCAATTTGAACGAATGCGAACCCGCCGAGTGCGGGTTTTCTTTTATCTGAACTCGCTACGGCTAGTTTTGTTTTATGGAGATGATAAATGCACTTCCGAGTCACAGGTGAATGGAATGGAGAACCATTCAACAGAGTTATCGAAGCGGAGAACATCAACGACTGCTATGACCACTGGATGATATGGGCGCAGATAGCGCATGCAGACGTAACCAATATTCGAATTGAAGAACTGAAAGAACACCAAGCCGCCTGATGGCGGTTTTTTATTGCCTGATTTGCAGGTTCGATTCCCTATTCGGAGATAGCACTCATGCAACACGAACTACAACCTGATTCACTGGTTGATTTGAAATTCATCATGGCTGATACTGGCTTCGGTAAGACCTTCATCTATGACCGGATTAAGTCCGGCGACCTGCCAAAAGCCAAAGTTATCCACGGGCGAGCAAGATGGTTATATCGTGACCATTGTGAATTCAAAAATAAGCTCTTAAGCCGCGCCAATGGGTAA